CGAAAAGTGAAAGTGGATTAAAGACTACCAACAAGGACTAAACGATTATACCAATTAAAATCCATGCCTCTTCGTTTTTTATAACAATTGTCTATTTCATTATGGCTAGAGTCTTTGAAAGACCAAGATACATTAACCAAGCTAGGAACAAGCTATTCTCAGTGGCTGCTGCATCACGCAACACTGCATTGGCAGTGGCTGTTGGTAGCAGCATTGGTGCCCGCCAGCATGTTAAGTCTGTGCTGCAGATTGACAGTGACGTTCTTGAAGAGCTCCTGACGGAGGACCTCCTAACAGATGATGACCTCCCAAGCTCGTCCCTCCAGCTTTCCCAGTACCTTGCGGATGTGGAGGTTGCTCGGGCTGCTTCTTATTCTGCATTCTCCCGACCAGATGCTGCAAGGCGTATCATTGAAGATTACCTTGCAACTGCTAGGAAACAGCACGTGTCCGCAGTCTTCACCGATGAACAGGCACTGTTCCACCTGATCCACAGGATCATGGGAGACGAAAAGATGTATGCAGAAGACAACGTCAGCCGATCGTCACGGGTAGCTGCTTATGACTTAATTAGGTACCAGCTCCATCCTCAGAAAATCACTCCTCGAGGATTCACCGACATATACAAAGACACCCCGATGTGCTCTGCCGCTCCAGGGGACCTAGCAAAGTGGAACCGGTGGGTAGAAGCAACAGAGAACATCCAATATCGTGCCCAGCCAATGTGGGTTAAATACTGCAGAATATGGGCTTCTGGCAGCACCCGAGTGCGGAAGCATGTAGCAGCAATGGTGGAAAAGGTGCGGTCCAGCCCACCAGAGGAGCGGCACCGCTTCTTTTGCATGGATAAAGTGGCCAGTGATTACTCAGCGTACAATTACTTGGGGGTCATCGTGATATATTGGGGCAAGTACGCATACGTCTTAGACAATTCAGCTGCTGACTACTTAAGGACTTGCATCACATCATTGAGGAACGCCTCTCTTTCATTTGCGATGTTCCGGTTGTCAGGTAGCCCACTTCCGGTCACATACTCCAAGGAGCTGAAGATGTGTGTTTCGTGGCTGTCCGTCAACTTGCGAGAACCCTGGAGTGCTCGGCATGTTGCACGGCATATGCATCTTGCATACACCAAATGGCAAAACTCAATGTGCGAGGACCAGGCCCCGCTGGACTGTGGGTGGGCAGCTCGTGATGAGGAGCTCTCAGAAGACATGGTGGCGTACTACCCGCATAACTCGTCATGGTATGACCTGGTGATGTCCCTTAGAGTTGATGAGCGCCACAGAGGGGACTTCTTCAAGCTGTACCACTTGCTCCCACCCCCTGACATTGACCCACTGTTACTACATAACACGTTGCTGCAGAAGACCTCCACTGCAAACTCATGTGATGTGCATGCAGTTGACTCATTCATAAAGTTCAGTGCATCATATGACTTCTGCAGATTTGTTGCGAAAAAGCATAAGATCCCAGCTCTAAAGTCGGACCCTGGATACTCTTATGAGGGGTCACATTGGTACAAATCATGCCGGGGGGGGAAGGTGGTGCTCCCACCTGAAGAAGACTGGGGCAAGGTCCGGATCCACAAAGAGTTCCCATACCCGCACTCTGGAGACTTCCATGTGCTGGATGCCAAGGACAGCACACGGGTGGTGGCAAACCTGGGCAAGTACATGGACCGGAAATTGTCAAGAGAGATGCCAAGGAAGGACCAAAATGAGCTGCTGTCAGCAATCTTCAATGGCCCAGTACTGTCAAACGGGGAGACAATGGCAGAGTGGCGCACAAGGGTCATGGAAGAGAGGGTTGGCCCATATGAAGACGTGATTGCAGCCGAGGCTGGTAAAGCAGAGAACACCAAGCCCGGGAAGAAAGTGCGTGAGACCCTGTCGGCATGCGACACAGTCAGGGAGTATCTGACGGAAGTCGATCACAGTTTGCGACCTCTGGCTGAGTTGACACCAGGGGTGTCGATCAGGGTGAACATGATACACCACAAACGCAAATTCCAAGCAATGGCCCAG